TCTGGGTGGCGGCGGTACTGGGCGCGGGCTGCAAGCGCTTGCAGGCGGCCCGTGGCGCTGGTTTGGGTGGCCGGGATCTGGGCCAGTACGCCCTGGGCATTGGCCTGCAGGCTGGCTGCACTGGCTGGCCAGTGCAGCGCCCCTTGTGACCAACTCATTGCGGCATCTCTGGCCAGTTGACCTCGGTTGGCCAGCCGTCACTTTGCGGTAGGCGGTAGAGGGTGACCCGGTAGCGCTGCCAGGCGGTAAGTCGCTGGCGTTCGGCATCGCTGATGATGCCAAGGGTGTCGGCATCCTTCAGCGGCGCCATGGCGGTGGCTGCCTGTTTCAGCTCCTCGTTCAGACGGGCCTGCTGCTGTGTCTCGGTCGGCGGCGAAGGGGTGATCACCTCGATATCGCCAAACTCGCCAAACACCGCCCGGCTGTAGAGCTCGCGGCCATGTTCCTCCGAGTCATCCTTGCGGGCGGCGAACTGGACCTGCTCAGGCAGGTGGGCAAACAGCACGTCCAGGGTGATGCTGTCGGGATCCGCTGCGTAATGGCGTGGGTGAGCGGCGCTGAGCACTTCAATGCGTTCCATGATGTTCTCCTCTCTTTATGCGACCCGGATCCACAGGGTGGTGCGGTCATCCCAGCGGTCATCGCTGTTATCTGTGACGAACCCCAGACACTTCCAGGTGCCCGGTAAGGCCCAGTCGCGATTTTGGCCCCACTCGGAGGCGTTGGCGGGGCGCAGCGACGAGCCGGCGATGGTGGCGGACGGATTCATGGCAGCGGCATGGCCCGGGATCACAGCGGCCATCATATAGGTACCAACTTGTCCCCAACCGCTGGCGACAATGTCCTGGTTGCCTTGTGCGGCCGTGTGGTTGTGGGTGTAGTGGGGTTGGTTTCCCGGGCTGTAGCAGCGGCCCGAGCCATCGTTCACCGTACCCGCAAAGGTGGCATTGCCCCCGGTGTCGATGGTCATACGGGTGAAGACGGATCCCCCTTGACCGTTGGAGGAGGCAATCCGAAACGCGCCATCGGTCGCCAGGTAGGTCATCACCGCCCATTTGCCCGGGATGTGGTATTCGGTCATTGCGTAGTTCGGGTCTGAGATCCCTAAGCGCCAGGCGACCTCCCAACCGGTCACTCCCTGGTTAAGCCACTGACGAAACGCGGCCTGACTGCTGCAGTAGCGCAGATAGCTGTCGTTACCGTAGTCGACCCGAAAGGCCACGGCGCCGACCATGCGCTGCTCATCGACAAGGTTGGTGCGCAGGGTGCGGACTAGCAGGTCGCCCGACGAGTCGCGCAGGGCATAGGTGTTGGCCGAGGGATCATAACTGGGGGCAATGTTGGCGAGCTTGCCCAGACCCACATCGTCCGCACTTGGCTTGTTCAGGGTGTTGTAGTCCCTGGCCCAGGAGGTAAAGGCGCCCGTGCTGTACTGGGCGCGGGTATAGACCCGGCTGGAGTTGTAAACGTGGTAACGCTGCTGGGGGCCTGCTGCCACCGTGACGGTCAGTGTGCCTGCGTTGTTCTCCGGGTAGTTCAGCGCGGCGGAGGTGTTGGCGTTCGCATTTTGGGCATACACCCCGGGCGTGACGATGGTGTTGAGATCTTCTTTGGCCAGGTTTATCGGGTTGAGCAGGCTGCCGCGGTGGGTATGGTTGGCGGCGGCCAGATCCGGTTTGTTGGTCACCTCGCTATAGCTGGGCCAGCGGCTGGCGGTGGCCGGTACCTGGTCGAGCTCATTCCACTTGTGGCGGTGGCTGCCATCTTTGATCTCCACCGCGATGGTGACGCCCTGGGCATCTTCCAGGATGCCCTTGCCGGTCACGTCTCCGGTCAGTTCGATGGTGCGCTTGCGGCGCACGTCGGTGACGCTGCCATTGGCATTGACGATGGCCACCTTGGCCACATGGTGCTGATGGCCGTTGGCATCCAGGTAGTCGGTGAGCTCTGGCACGCTCAGGGTCAGGGAGAAGTGGTTCACCCAGGCATCGAGCAGGGAGCCCGCCCGGTAGATGTCGAGCCAGAGCCCCACCGGCTTGGCGCCCGGGGTCACCTTCTTGACCTCGTTGAGCTCCGCGCGCAGGCCGCCCACGTAGGCCACCCCGGGCTGTATCTTGTAGACCCCCGATGCGTTGACCAGGTTAAAGCCATCCCCGTAGAAGGTGGCCGGCCCGAAGAACTGCAGCGCCTGCAGGCGCAGGTCGTCATCCATCCCGCGCAGGCGGGCGGCATAGTCAATCTGCCAGGTGCTGGCATCCACGTGGGTGGCGGTGGCCTCGCTGGCGCGGTCGTATTCCATCAGCATGGATTTCACCAGGCTGTTGCCAGTCTGGCCGGTGGCCTCATTGGTCTTGAGTTTGGTTTCCAGCCCCTTGTGGACAATCATCCCCACCACGCCGGTGGCCTTGTTGATGAGGTACATGGCATTGAAGCTGAAATCGCCGATCGTGGTGTCCATCACGATGGTGTAAGCCACCGCATCGTTGTTGATGCGCCCGCGCTGGTCCACCGCGTGGCGGTGCACAATCTGGCCCGCCGGCGGCAGGCCGCTGTCCGGGTTGATGGGGGCCTCGGGGTCGAGGCTGGGCACCTTGGCCAGTACGAACTCATCGAGCACCACTGGCACTTGGGTCGCGAGGCACTCCTGCCAGTAGCGGGAGAAAGCGTTGGTAATGATGGTGCTCATGCTGTCCTCTTAAGTGATGCGCCAAACACCTGCTGGCTCATGCCGATACTGCCGGTGTGCAGGGTGCCGGTGACCGGGTAAACCACCGCAAAGCGATAGCGGCGGCAGGTGCGGCCATAGTGTTGAATGAGGGTTTCCATCAGTTGCTGGTTGTCAGCAAGGGCGCTGTCGGTCACCTCGATGGTGATAACGTCCCAGGGTGCGCCGGCCTGGCGTTCGTGGATGTCACACCAGCCGATGCCCAGGCGCTCGAAGATGCGTTTAAAGCCGGCCACCTCGCCTGCGTCCCGGGCGTTCACAAAGGCGAACTTGACCCGCTTGCGAAAGAGCGGCAGCGGCTCGCCGTTGAATCGGGCGATGTCCCGTTCCCAAGCAAGCAGCGAGAGCAGAGATTCGGAGCAGGTCAGCGGGTCTTGCTGGGCCAGCGGCAGCAACAGCCAGCCTTTGAGCCGTTGCCAGAAGGCGTTAATCCCCTTGGCTAGAAACCCGGGCTCGGCGTGGGCCGGGCTGATGGTGTAACCGTCTTCCCACCAGGGGGCGCTGGCATCGGGGAGCTGCGGCGCCTGCAGGTCGTGTTCAAGCGGGGTCGGATTAGTCATGCAGGGTCACCGCCAGCTTGTCGAGGCGAGGGATGGCCAGCCCCGACACGATGTCATCCTGCGCAAACTTGAGGCTCTGCAGCTGCGGGAACTGGCTGTGCAGCTCGCGGCCGAGCTGGGAGAGCGAGAAGCGCGAGCGCGGCCAGGTGCGGGTAACGCTCGGGAAATCCGCTGACTGGCGAAGCGCCGCCTTGACCAGGTTCTCGGCGCCCGCCTTGAGCGCGGTCCGCTGCTCGGCGGTGAGGTTGGCTTGTGGCCACAGTGCAAGGGTGAGGCTGTGCTGGGTCTCTGGCATGGCCATCACGAACAGGTCATCGCCGTGGCCATGGTTACCCTGGCGGCCCACGTAGTCGTTGAGCTGCTCAATCAGGCTGGCCGGTGTGGCGCCCACCTCCAGCAGAACGTAGGCATTGGCGGTGCCCGGACCCCGCGGGGCCTCGTGCTCGAAGAAGATGTGGTCGGCCCGAATGCCGGCGACGCTCGCCAGCATGGAGCGGTAAATCGCATCGATGTGATAACGCCCCACCGCCGAAAACTGGTTCTGGATGCGCAGGCCCAGGGCGTCATTGCCCTCGGCGTCTGCGCCCTGGGTGGTGATCCACTCCTTGTCATCGTTGCGGGCCGACAGAATGCCGGTGACCGGTTCGCTCAGCAGGTTGTAATAGCCGGGCGCCAGATTCCAGGCGCTGCCGGCGAACTCCGCCTCGCAGACCACCCGGGCCACGGCTTCGCCGGCCGGGCTCACTACCGCCTGCAGGGGT